ATGGTAGTCCCAACATCACTGCGTACATCTATCTCTGACAACATTCCTCAGAGCCGTTCTATCAACCGCTTTAACCCTGCTGACAAGGGCGACACGATTGGTACATACGAAGGTGACTTCAACTACACCTACCAGATCGATGACTCATGGGTTATGGATCAGACCGGTGCAGACAACACTTCTATCTTGTTCTTGAACCCTGACGTTGTTCAGTGGGGTTCTTTGCGTGAACTTGGTCCTAACAACGAAGTGTTCTCTAACGCTGATGCCTCTTTGGATCAGTACATCATGGAAGGCACATTGATTGTGCGCAATCCTGCTGGTGTGGCTGTTCTGGCTGGCATGACTACAGGTGCTGTGGTGACTACACCTCGTGCATCTACACAAGTTCAGCGCTACTTGGCTTAATCCTAGCGTTTCTGAAGGGGGCCTTAGGGCCTCCTTTGGAAAATCATGGAGCAAAGCATGGAATTGAACCTAAACAATGAAGAAGCCAAGGTCAATGAAGACTACTACATGGGTGGTATTCTGGCCGGAGGTATGGAAGGTGCGTTAATTAAAAACGACAAGATGTTCAACGAGGTTAAATCGGGAACATGGTCGCAAACCTTTAACACACCCAACATTAACTACAAAGTTGGGGCTATCAATGGCGAGCGTTATGTTCAATATGAGCAAAAAAACGTAGAAGCCGTTAGAGAGTATTGCAAAGGTCGCAGGGAGTTCTACAAGATGATTGGCACAACAGATAACCCCCTGTTTGCCGGTACTTTTGAGGCTATGAACCTGCCAAAATGTTTTGCCCATGAGATTAGCTCAAAGTGGTTCAACAATCGGCCTTGGGAATTGATCAAAACGGACAAAAAAGACAAGATTCTTTTTTATGCCATTGTGAATCAATATTACAGCGATTTTGTTTGCCACCCTAGCGGAAAAATTCCACTCCCCTATAATCCAATAGTACCGACAAAATAAGGATGTCTTATGGCTCTTTTCATCCAATCCGGCAATGCTCTAGTTAGCCGAGTAGCACAATGGGTAGGAGCCATTCCATCCTCAATAGGCATCAATGCCACGGCATTTAACTCATCAACTGGTGTCATCACAACTTCCGCTTCTGTAGATGGAATTGTGTTGGTTGGCGACTTTATTGGCTCAAGCACTTTAAAGCCCTACACCGCAGTTTTGGCCGTTTCTGGTACATCCATCACAGTAAGCGATATTGAAGGCATATGGGCTGGTACAACGTATCCTACGGCCATTTTGAAGTTGCCTACTCAATCGACTTCTGAAATCATGTCTTGCATTCAATTGTGTGAGCTGAAAATGCGCACAATTGAGATTCCTGCTTTGCGCTCAAACCCTTATGGTGATACGCCAGCAGTTTTGATTACCGATTCCCAAGGTATGGCTCCTATCCCTGCGGATATGAACAAACCTATCTTGTTTTTCCAAGAAACACCCAATAGTTCTGTTCCACCAGGCACTCCTGCTGCTTCTATGGGTCCTTGGATCATTTATGACCGAGTTGGTGACCGAGAGATTATCCGCAGACGCATGATTGACCAACTTTATGTTCGTCCTTTTGGTGTGCCTCGTGTGATTCGAGCATCTTTCTCTGAAGTTGGCCAAAAGTATGTGTTTACGCCAAATCCTGGTGAAAACGTCAACATTAAAGCCTACTATCAAAAGACATTCCCATTTTTGTTTGGACCAACAGACGATGCTTTGAATCCGATTGTTCAAAACAATGCGGCTTTGGCATCTTTCCCTGAAGGCTATATGTATGGCACTTTGTGGGCTTACTACGATAAGAATAAAAACAACGAAGAAGCTCAAAAATGGAGTGCCAGATACGAAGATGCTTATGGTCTAATCGAAGATCAAAACTTCAAGGGCAAGTGGCTCGGAGGCGACCAACATCTCACTTCAGAGTTCCAACCACGCAACTACAGATATTCGTTTAAGTAGGCATAAAGTATTCCAAATGTTTGAAACCACAGCGTTATATGTAAAAACACACAACGTAACAGGGTTTAAATACTTTGGGAAAACTACTCGTCTGCAAAAAATTCATAGTTACAAAGGTAGTGGAGTTCATTGGGTTCGACACCTAAAAAAACATGGATCAGATTACACAACTGAATTGCTTGGAATTTGGCAAAACGAAGATAGATTAATTAAGTTTGCACGTAAATTTTGTGAAGAAAATGATGTTGTGAAATCGCCTTTTTGGGCAAACATGGTTCTTGAAGAAGGTTTGCAAGGCGCGGCAAATGGTGAAACTAATGTTTCTAAACGTGTTGATGTGCAAGCTAAAATGAGCGCAAAGTCGGCAAAGAATTGCAAAGGATTGTTTGGTGAAAATCATCCATCTTTTAAAGGTTGGTACATAACACCATTAGGACGTTTTGCAAGTTTAAATGAGGCTGCAAAAGCTCATAACAAAACTTTACAAAATATTCATTGTGGAATTTTTGGCTACAAGTACAAATACAAAGGCCAAGAAAAATTTGCACCACCCCGTAAAGGCTGGTCTTTTGAAGCAAAAGTGATCTAAGGAAAAGTCATGGCAACAAGCGGTCTTTACGGAAGCAGTCCAAGCGGTGCATTGGTTGCTGCTCCTGGTGCTGAATCTGCCGGTTTGTATGGAAATTCAACAAACTTTGGTGGCACATATTTTGAGTGGTTCATTTTTCAACAGTCTGCCACTGCGCCAGCCACGCCAACTGGCGGTTCATGGAACTTTACAACCAATGTAGGGACTGCTCCTACCGGTTGGACAACTGCACCTCCTACAAACCCAACAACAACTGTTTGGTTTTCAATTGCCATTGTTAACAGTCGCAACAACGCTGCTTTGGTTTGGACAGCACCTGCACCTTTAGTTCAACAAGGTCCTGCAGGTACTGCCGCTACAGTTAATGTAGGTACAACAACTACTGGCGCACCTGGCACATCTGCTGCGGTTACAAACTCAGGCACAACTAGTGCTGCAGTCTTTAACTTTCAAATTCCTCGTGGCGACACAGGCTCAACAGGTGCGCCTGGCACTGCGGCTACTATTGCTGCGGGTACAACGACAACTGGTGCGGCAGGAACTTCTGCTTCTGTAACCAATGTTGGCACATCTAGCGCAGCTGTTTTTAACTTCCAGATTCCCCGAGGTGATACTGGTGCTACTGGAGCTACTGGCGCAACAGGTGCAGCTGCCACAATTGCGGTTGGTACGACAACAACAGGCGCACCAGGTACTTCTGCATCGGTTATCAATGTTGGTACATCGGGAGCGGCAGTATTTGATTTCAGCATTCCACGTGGTGCAGGTGTTATTACTGGCGGTACAACAGGTCAGTTTTTAGCCAAAGCAAGCAACACTGATTACGACACAACATGGTTATCTATTACTGGTGGATTGAGCTACCAAGGTTCTTGGAATGCTTCTACCAATACGCCAACATTGACATCTAGTGTAGGTGTTAGTGGCACTTATTATGTTGTTTCTGTTTCCGGATCAACAAACCTAAATGGTGTGACAGATTGGGTTGTTGGCGATTGGGCTATTTTTAATGGCACTATTTGGCAAAAGATTGACCAAACCAATTTAGTTACTTCTGTTAATGGTCAAACAGGTGCGGTTGTTTTGGGCGCATCAGATGTTGGTGCTTTGAGCAACATTACATCTACCGATGGTTCTGTAAGCATTACATCGCCAACAACGACAACTCGTGATTTGTCTGTTGCTACTGCGGCATCAACAACCAACGTATTGTGCCAAGTGCGTAATACAACTGGTGCTACATTGACCAAAGGTACTGTTGTTTACATCTCTGGTGCAACAGGACAGATTCCTACTGTATCTAAAGCTCTTGCTACATCAGACGCTACATCTGCTCAAACTTTGGGCATGATGACTGCTGACTTGGCAAACAATTCAAATGGTTATGTCACTGTTATTGGTTTAATTACCAATATTGACACATCTGCTTATACAGATGGCGCACAACTGTATTTGAGTGGTACAACTGCAGGTGCAGTAACTGCTACCAAGCCTTACGCACCTATCCATTTGGTTTATGTTGCGGTAGTTGAGTATGCTCACCCAACTCAGGGTAAGTTGTTTGTCAAAGTTCAAAATGGATATGAGCTTGATGAAATCCACAATGTAAGCGCACAAATTCCAAGCAATGGACAGACCATTGTTTACAACAGTTCAACTGGTTTGTGGACACAGAATACTGTCTCATTAAGTATTGGTGTTAATGGCACATTGCCTATTGCCAATGGCGGTACAGGACAGACAACTGCTGCATCTGCCATTACTGCTTTGACAGGTACGCAAACCAATGCGTATTACTTGCGCTCAAATGGTACAAATGCCACATTGTCGGCTTTGTCTGCTGCTGATCTGACAGGAACTGTGGCTATTGCTTCAGGCGGTACAGGCCAAACAACTGCAAATGCTGCTTTTAACGCATTAGTTCCTGCCCAAACAGGTAACTCAGGCAAGTTCTTGACTACAGATGGAACAAACACATCTTGGGCGGCAACTGCAAGTGCAGTCACACTGTCTAACGACACAACAACTGCAACCAATCTGTATCCATTGTTTGCAAATGCAACAACTGGTACGGCAAGCACAATCTACACTGGTAACGCCAAACTGCTATACAAGCCTAGTACAGGCGAATTGGCATCTTCTGTTGTCAATGCAACAAATGGTATTGTGGTTAACAGTCAGACTGTTGCGGTGAGTTACACAATTGCAAGCGGTAGTTCTGGTATGTCGGCAGGTCCTGTAACTGTGGCAAGTGGACAATCTGTGACTATTTCTAGCGGTTCACGCTGGGTTGTTTTGTAAGGATAAATTATGGCAAGTATCGTAATTGCGGGTGACACATCAGGAAGTGTGACGCTACAAGCTCCTGCGGTGGCGGGTTCAACTGTTTTAAACCTTCCTGCTACTAGCGGAACAATCCAAACATCAGGTGCAGGATATACAACAAATGGTGTTGCTTATGCAACATCGACAAGTTCGTTATCTACTGGCTCTGCGCTTACTTTTGATGGGAGCAAGTTAGGTGTTTCTGGAAGTGGCAATACTCTTTTAATCAATGGAAGCGGTATATCTGCCAATTTTGCAAGATTTACAAGCACTGGTGGAGATGGTGTATTAGGTCTTGAAAGTTCTACGACAGGGTCAATTTGCACAGGCTCATCCGCTTATGCAACATTGCTTTACACAGTTGGTGCTACACCACTTCAGTTGGGAACAAACAGTAATGTTAGAGCCACCCTCGACACCGCAGGCAATCTAGGTCTTGGTGTTACACCGAGTGCTTGGGGCGGCGTATATAAGGCTTTTCAAGTAAATGGCAGTGGTTCTATTTGGGCTAATACTGGCGCTTTTGGATACGGGTATAACGGTTATTACAACGGATCTAACTGGATTTATTCAACTACGGCGGCGGCTTCACTGTTTCAAACCTACGGTGGCGGTCATTATTGGTACAACGCCCCATCAGGCACAGCAGGAAACGCCATTACGTTCACTCAGGCCATGACCTTGGATGCGTCAGGCAATTTGCTTGTAAATACAACAGGTCTTGATGGTCGTTTTAGGATTCAAGAAAGTGGATTGGTTTGGGCAAGAGTTACAAATCACGGATACGCTGGAACACAATTTTTTGACAGTTTTAGATACAACGGAACTGAGATTGGGAAAATACAAGGCAACAACTCAAATGTTTCGTATTTAACTTCATCTGATTACCGTTTAAAAGAAAACATTGCACCAATGACGGGTGCTTTGGCAACTGTTGCACAACTTAAACCTTGCACATACACATGGAAAGTTGATGGTGCTTCAGGTCAAGGATTTATTGCTCACGAATTACAAGAAGTTGTTCCTGATTGTGTTTCTGGTGAAAAAGATGCCGTAAATGAAGATGGTTCAATTAAACCTCAAGGCATTGACACATCATTCTTGGTAGCAACACTAACTGCCGCTTTACAAGAACAACAAGCCCTAATCAATACATTGACAGACCGCATCAGCGTACTGGAGAACAAATAATGGCATCGATTATTAACGCAAGTTCTACCCTAGGACTTATCAGCTCTGCCGATACTAGCGGTGTATTACAACTACAAACTGCAAATACTGCTGCCGTCACAATTGATGCTTCACAGAATGTGGGTGTGGGGACTGCATCTCCTACAGATACAGACGGATTTGGGCGAGTTTTAGATATTCGTAGCGCAAGTGGAGGTCAAGTTGTCATTCGTGATAATGATGACACTACAAAATTTGCTCGACTTGCTTTTGATGGCGGTTCTACTAATGCCGCGTATGTTGGGGCTGAAGGCTCTGGGACATCTGTTCTTTTCCGTGCTGGCGCTGCAACCCGCGCAACCCTCGACAGCGCAGGCAATCTAGGTCTTGGTGTTACACCCAGTGCTTGGGCGACAGGGCTTTCTCTTAAAGCATTCCAATTCAGCGCAACTGGTTCTGTATATAACTATTCTTTTAGCGGCAATAACTTTACCGCTATTGCAGACAATACTTATTTGAATTCAGGTGGAAGCGGAACATACATTTCGACTAATACTGCATCGCAATATAGGCAAACTGCTGGTCAGCATCAATGGTTCTCAGCCCCATCAGGCACAGCAGGAAACGCCATCTCCTTCACGCAGGCAATGAGTTTGTTTGCTAACGGAAATTGGGCGGTAGGAACAACAACAGATAGCTTTTCTTCTGGAACTGGTGTTTTTATTAGAAGGGCATCTTCAACTGAAACCTATATTGGTGTTAACCACAGTAGTGGTTCAGCGAGTGGTGCTGATTTTATAGCATTTGCATACAACGGAACTCAAATTGGCGGTGTAGCACAAAACGGTACGACAGGTGTTTTGTATAACATCACATCTGATTACCGCCTGAAAACTGTCATTGGTGCAGTAACTGGTCATGGTGAACGTATTGATGCTCTTGAGCCTATTGAATACGAATGGAAGTCAGATGGGTCACGCACTCGTGGTTTCTTGGCTCACAAATTCCAAGAAGTGTATGCAAGTAGCGTAAGCGGTGAAAAAGACGCTGTAGATGCTGATGGCAATCCTGTTTACCAAGCAATGCAAGCAAGTACACCAGAAGTTATTGCAGACTTGGTGGCTGAAATCCAATCCCTGCGTCAGCGTCTTGCTGTTTTAGAAGGAAAATAATATGCCAATCGTCCTTGATGGAACTTCTGGAATCACAACTCCTAGCCTAACAAACACAGGAGTAGAAACAATCTCTGGTGTTACAACCATACAAGGTGTTACTGTTGGCCGTGGCGCAGGTGCTGTGTCTACCAACACGGCTGTGGGTGCTAGTGCTTTGGCAGGTTCAAATACTGGCGGTTACAACACGGCTGTTGGTCTGTCTACGCTTGCGGCAAATACAAGTGGCGCTTTTCAAACAGCATTAGGCTGGTCTGCACTATTGGCAAATACTACTGGAACTGCAAACACAGCATTAGGAGCCGCTACTTTATATGCAAATACAACAGGTTCAAATAACTTAGCAGTAGGTAGTGCCTCTTCTGGTAATTCGCCATTACAAGCAAATACCACAGGTTCATTTAATACGGCATTGGGTAACAACGCTCTTGCCTCCAACACCACCTCCTCCTACAACACCGCTGTCGGCTATCAGGCCGCATACTCAAACACCACAGGTCAAACTGCAACAGCGTTTGGTGGCCGTGCTTTGTATAGCAACACCACGGGCGTTGACAACGTGTCTGTGGGCTACGCATCGTTGTATGGAAACACAACTGGCGGTTTTAACGTGGCTGTTGGTCATTCTGCACTTCAATCCAACACCACAGCATCTAACAACACTGCTGTGGGTTATCAGGCTGCTTACGCAAATACCACGGGAGATAGAAATATTGGTGTTGGTCTTTCAGCCTTATCTGCAAACACAACTGGTATTAGAAACACAGTTGTAGGTACATACAGTTACAACGGCGCAACGGCTTGTAATTATGTAACGGCTATTGGTCACGCTGCTGGTAATTCGGCAACGGGCGACTACAACACTTTTATTGGTGAAAGTGCTGGCGGTTTAATGGGTTCTGGAGCAAAGAACACCATCTTGGGCCGCTTCTCAGGCAACCAAGGTGGCCTAGACATTCGCACAGCAAGCAACTACATCGTGCTGTCTGATGGGGATGGGAATCCACGGTGTTATTTTGATGGTTCTGGCACTCAATATGTAAAAAGTTCTATCAATGGATGGGTTACATATCACCAAAATACAGCATCTTCAGGAAATATCTACGGTTCACTTGCTTACTTTTCTGGACAGTCTCCAAACAACACAACTAGCCAGTTTTTCCAAGGCGAAGATAACACTGCTATTCGCTTTCAGGCTAGATCAAATGGCGGTATTGCCAACTATTCAGCCAACAACGTCAACTTGTCTGACCGCAGAGAAAAAACAAACTTTGCCCCTGCAAAGTCTTATCTTGATGTAATCTGTTCAATTCCTGTTCAGACATACAACTACATTGACCAAAACCTTGAAGAAGATGCTGGTCTGACATTAGGTGTGGTGGCTCAGGACGTTCAAGCAGTTGCACCTGAGTTGGTGACTGAAAGCAATTGGGGAACTGAAGAAGCACCCAAGATGCGCCTGTCCATTTACCAGACCGACTTGCAATATGCGCTAATGAAAGCATTGCAAGAACTCAAAGCAGAATTTGACGCATACAAAGCATCACACCCTTAAGGAGAAAACATGACTGAACAACTAACACCCGAACAAATCGCTTCTCACTACTCAGCCGCTATGGATTCGGTCAACCTGATAAACGCAGGAAAACCCGAACAGATGGATGATGCTGAATGGGCAGATTGCCTTGAGCGAAACAAGGAACACCTTCGTATAATGATTGCCAAGGATTGGTGGACAGACCAAGACTTAACTCCCTTGCAACAAGCATCTATTTAAGGAAAAGCCATGGAATTAGCATTGAAATTATCTATTGAAGAGGTAAACTCTATTCTGCAAGTTTTGGGTGAATTGCCCTCTAAAACAGGAGCTTGGCCATTAATCCTCAAGATTAAAACTCAAGCAGAAGAGCAGCTTCCCAAAGAAGAAACGCCTGTTCAACAAGGTTAAAAAATGAGCGATTATTCCCGCATACGAGTACCATTTACATCATTAAGCTTTACGCCTGATGTGCCAAGCAATGCTTTGGGTCCTATGGAATACAACAGCGGGAAAAATATTGAGGCAGATGTCCGTTCCATCAAGAAAATCTTTGGTGAAACTGCAATTGCCTCAACTATTACCGATATGCCCATCTTTATGGAAGGTGGGTTTCGCTCAGAAACATCTTGGGTATACATCGTAGCAACTCGTAATTCGTCTAGCCAAGGTAAATGGTGGATGATTACTGCTACGGGTATATCCAATATCACGCCTGGCGTAGGCGCAAACCCATCTGTTTACCTGTCTGGCTATACAGAGGATGTCAACATCACCTTTTCATGGGTTGGTAACGTCTTTTTTATGAATGATGGCTTGAGAAATCCTATGTATTTCTTGCCTACATCCAATGAAATGACCATCACTTCCAATGCTGCATGGAACTATGATGTTGGAGTTACCTCCACAACTGCCTCTTTTGTACGCAATTACTGTTCTCCCAATGTCGGAAACATCCTGATTGCAGGTAATTTGACCAAAGTTATCGGTGGAACGAGCTATAACTACCCAACAACTGTTCGTTGGTCACAAGCTTTTGCCAATACTGGCATTCCTGCTACATGGGAACCAACACTTTCCAACGTGGCAAACGAGCAAGAAGTGCCTGTTCGTGGTCCTTTGATCGATGGATTCTTCCTTGGTGGCAATTTCTATGTCTGTTCCTATTGGGATACAGTCGTTTTCTCCCCTATTTCCTACCAAAACACCACTGCCCCGATCTTTGGTGTGCGCCTGTTAAACCAAGGCAGGGGATTGTTTAACAATAACTGTTGGACAAATACCGATGCCAATGTCTATGGAATAGACGCTCGTGACATTTGGGTATTTAATGGCTCTGAATTCTCGTCTTTAGGTAACCAAAAAGTAAAAGATTACTTCTTTAATAACCTTAGTCCTTTGTATTCTCAGCGTATGTTCATGGTGAACAACACTCAGAAATACCAGATTGAGATTTATTACCCTGATCTGACATCTACTGGTTGGTGCAACAAGATGTTGTCCTACCGCTATGACCTGCAGGTCTGGAATGCCCCTAAAGACATCCAAAACGCTTGTATGGGCACTGAAGGACCTCGGTGGGTAGATAGCACTACAGATTACTTTAATTTGTCTTCTAGGGCCGTTGTGTACGCCAAGGGTGGTGTTTCTAATTCCAGACTGATTGAGACATCTATTGGTAACTCATTCAATGGTTCTGCTATTGATGCGCAGTTTGAGCGTACCAACATTGCTTTGCAGACAGAAAAAGGTCCTGTTCCTTACTCGTCTAAGGTCTACATTCACCGAATCTTGCCTGAGATGGCGGGTACTGGAAAGATTGATTTGACTGTTGGTGGAGCTAATTCCACCCAACAAACACCTACTTATGGCCAAACAGGAACAGTGATTATTGATACTGACAATCCTTGGGTGACAACTCAGCAGAACTCTGTGCGTACAGTAGCAGTCAAGTTTGGCTCTAATGATGCGACAGACACATGGAAAGTCAGTGCTTTGAACTTGCAAGCCACAGTAACTGAGGATGCGTTCTAATGCCGTTCGCCCTAGTCAATGACCCATCACAATCGGAGATTTCCGAGGCCATTAACTATCTGTTGGCCAACTTTGGTCCTAATTTAGCTGCTGACCCAAACAATGGCCAGATTAGTGGTCCATCGGGTGTGATTGTTGCTTATCTGTATAAGTACATTGCAGTCAAATATGCCGACAGTTATGATGGCTCATTAAACTTTAGTAATAGTCCAACAGGCCGTACTTACTATGGATTGAGGAATAGTAACGATTCTGTGGAGTCTACTAATCCTGCTGACTATATTTGGTACTTGGCAGCGGGTGGGTTTGGCACTACTAAATTCCTGTTTTACCAGACAAATGGTGGCCGTCAGATTAACTTTTATGTGGGTACAACTGCTCCAGATTCCACATATTTGCAAGAAGCAGGGACATCTATTGATCTAGATATTGTCACTACGACAACGGCATATAACACTGCTGCGCCATCTATTTATCAATGGACATCCTCGTCTACGCCACCTGCTAGACCAACAACCACATCGACCTATACATGGGCTACAGGGGCTTATACAGCTCCTAGTGGATGGGCAACCACACCGCCTACCAACACAACGCCAGGCAGTTATTTGTGGGCTATTACGATTCCTTTGGTCGTATCCTCAAATACTGTGACATCGACCTTGAACTGGACAAACACCGCATATCCAATTTATGCGTTTTCGTCTAATGGAGCGACTGGTTCAACAGGTGGAAATGGATTAAGCGCTTTAACTGCTTATAGAGTTCAAGCTCAAGCTACTGCAACTCCTAGTACACCAGGAAATACTACGGGTGCTACAGCTCCTACCGGATGGTATTTGACATTAAGCGCTGCACTTGCGGCACTTAGCCCGCCTCAAACTAGCGTTCCAGTTGGATATGTTGTTTGGTATATTTTTGGCCAATATAACTCTACTGGCTCAACTTTGGGTGGCGTTCCTGCGGGACAAACTTCTTGGAGTGCGCCTACTGCTGCTTCAGTATTTCAAGACATCATGTCTGATAACTGGGTTAGTGGCGGTGGCGCTGTTCCTCCCACTTATGGAATTCCATCTACATATAGTTCTACTGGTTATTACATTAGTCGAAATACTGGTAATGTATGGTTTAACAATGGTATCTTTAGAGGTGATATTACTGGTGCTTCTGGTACTTTTACTGGAACTGTCCAGTCTGGCTCTACTGGTAACCGAGTGGTTTTGAATGAGTCTTCATCTTCTTATTTGAAGGTTTATGACTCTGGTGGTAGCGTTATTTACAGTTTGTCTGGTGTTGCAGGGTTATATGCCAATTCATTTTTGACTGGTGCATCAGCAATTAATGCTCTTGGTGTGACAAACGCTGTTGGATATGCAGGTTCTGCCATTAGTGGCACAAGCCTTGGCACTGGCCATGGTGTTGTCGGCATTACCAATGACACTGGAACTATCCGAAATGGTGTTTTAGGCTCTAGTGCAGGAACTGGTTCTGGTGCTGCGGGTGTTTATGGTTCTGGGAATTATGGTGTTTATTGCAATGGTCAAATGGGTATCAGCAATAGCACCATGGTGACCAACCTAAACTCTGAGTATTCAAACAAGATTCTTGGTTCTGCCGGTTTAAACACTTTGAGGTTTGTTCAGGGTACTTTGACAGGATCGGCCACTGCGACATTTACTGGAACCAATAAGCCTGGTTCTAACTCATCTGCCGTTTGGGTTCAATTTACCATTGATGGCACAACTCTTTATATACCTGCGTGGACATAATGATGCCAAGACAAATAGAAATTCCTGCCCAATTTGTTTATGAAGACATCCGATCTATTGAGGAAGTGCCTGGCATTTCTGTCAATGTGATGGTGGGTAAAACTGATTCCACAGGTGAATTTATTGTTCCTCAACAGTTCAGTTTGTACATGATTGATGGTGCAAACTATGTTGAATTGAATGGTCCACCCACTTCATGGGCACCTGATAAGCCAGATGGCACATATCGAAATGAAGATTTGTGGCACTTTATTGATATTTTGAGGGGTGAATAATGGGTGGTTTTTCAGCACAAGTACAGCCTAGTCAGTCCTCTGCCCCTGCGGGTAAGGGTGCGGGTATGTCATCCATGCAGATGGGGATGAACCCTATTCAGCAGTCTCCCGAAGAGCAATTACTAAAAACTCAGCAACTTCAGGCTGAACAACCTAATTTTCCCCAAGGAAACCAAATTGACAATAATGGTCAATATGGCACTCAGTTGGGTGGTTTGGGTGGTTTATTGGGTGGCAAAACAACCATGTCTGGTTTGAGTGGCCAACCAAAAATAGGTCTTCCTAATGCCTATTCAAATACCATGCAACCATGGGATAATCAACCTAATCAATCTAACGGCATAGGGTTTCAGCCCTTCAAAATGACCGGTAAAGGAGCTTAATCATGGGAAAGTCTACAGGCACTAGTTCGGCAACGCTAACCCCAGAACAAAAAGAACTTTTGGGGGTACAAACTGAAGCTCTAAAAGATACTTTTCTTCCTGCCTACAAAAAGACTATTGGTGATGCCGGTACTGTCTTGCGTGATGTTCAAGGCTATCAAAACAAAGCTGCTTTAAATGCTTATAACCAAGCAGGACAAGTTTCAGGTGAATCTGTAGCTGGCGCTCGTAATATGCTCCAAGCAGGTACAGATACTTTGACAAAATTATTCCAACCTGATTATGAAAAAGGTCAAGTTGAGGCGGCTTTACAAGCAGGTCGTGAATCTGCCCGTGAATCACAAGCCGGTCAAAACGCTATGTATGGTGCGGCAGGTGGTTTGGGTTCATCTCGCATGGCTTTGGCTGACAAGAACTTAGCATCTTTGAATGCCCAACGTCAAGCTACTGCGGCTGCCGGTGCGCAAGCTCAAGTACAAGCTAATCGTGCAAATGCTGCCAATCAGATTATGGGTCAAGGTCAACAATTGCTGGGTACTGGTTTGTCAGCGGCAGGTCAACAAGTTGGTTATTCCACTGCGCCTATGGACTTGTATTCCAAGTATGCCAGTATCGTTTACGGCACACCTCAGGCATCCACAACGCCTAATTTTGCAGGTACTCAAGGCTCGACTGGTACAAGCAAAGGCTTCCGACTTTAAGGAAACATCATGGCAGATAAAGCAGTACCAGGAATGGAGTTTGCAAGTTGGACATCGCTCCCACCAGGTCCAATAAGTGATGCATTAAGCAAATTAAAAGGTCCTTTGCTTGGCATGGCTTTGCAAGGATTGGGTGTTGGTGTTGATTCAGCGCCTTCTGAAGGTGTTCCTCCTCCAACTACCGACATGGCTCCAACTGCTCCTGTTGCGCCTATCGCTCCTGTAATGCCTCAAACTGCCGTTGGTCCTGTTATGCCTCAATTGCAAACACCAACCGCTCAACCTAGTGGGTTTGATCAAGCTAGAGAAGCATTGAGACAACAAATTAAACAGTCTTTGGGGATTAAATAATGGCTGAACCTATTAAACCCGACACAGTTGTAGAGACTACTGCTACTGCCGTTCCACCTCCAATAGCTCCTGCGGCTTCAGAAGTTGTACAAAGGCCAGTTGTAACAGATTACGCTGCTGAATATCGTGCTGCCGCTGATTCAGGCAATCCTGCAAAGATGTTGGATTTTGCTAATAAAGCTCGTGGAAGTGAATTTTATGATGCGGCTGTTTCTGCTGCTGACATCATGCACAAGCAAGGTCAGGAATTTGATAGTTATATCAAGCCTATCCTAGCTAAAGGTGGAATGAATACGCCTCAAGGTCGTATTGCTATTTCTGATACTTGGGAAGCCGCAAGTCAAAAGCCACAGTTTGGTCGTGCAATTGTTGAAACATTGCTTGGCAACCCAAATGCTCGTTTGTTTGTGACTGGCGGTACTGTTAAATCGCAAATCAAATATGACGATGCCGGTAACCCTATTGAACAGTTTACAAATGAGTTAGGCCGTATTGTTCGTGCTACTGATTTGAAGACTGGTCGAGATATTGGGCCTCGTGAATATGGTGCATTGCAAGGTGGACTTGACCTTGCGCAAACTCTTGGTCGTAAAAACCAACAAGATATTCAAAAATTTAATGCTGAAGAATTTAACAAGTCTGAAAAAGCTTCCCAAAACCTTGCAGCTGCCGCACCTGCATTAAATAATCTATATGCCAATAAGCAAAAAATGCTTGAGCAATTACATGGCAGTGGTTTGAGTAATAAACAACTTGAAGAGCTTGCTTCTTTTAGTGCAAAACAAATTGGATACACACAAAGTGTTACCAGTGGTTTTAATGCCATGGATCAATATGTCAGGTCCAAAGGTGTTGGTGTTGATGAGTCAACAAAGAAAGCAGCTCAATCTGCATTTGAAAAGTTTGGTTTCAAAATTGGTGCAGATGGTTCTGTAACCGATTCCAACAATGTCAAAGTTGATAAAAACTATTTGGATCAGTTGCAAAAGAACTTCCAGAAAAACAATAACTTTGAGCAAAACTATAGCCAGACCAAAGAAGATGCAATCAAGTCTGAAGTCTATAAAAACTTGAATGCTCAACAAAAACAAGTATTTGATTCAATCTTAGAAAATGATCGTAGGATTGAAGCAAAAAATGCTGAGTTATTTGCCGCTCATGGTGCTTTGCCTTTTTTGGTAAATCCTGCTGCAATGAACATTGGCGATCAATTTGCTCGTGCTGAAGTACAAGCAATTTTTGGTCAAATGAATGCTGAAGCCACATCCATGTATAACGAGTGGCGTAGAAATCAAGTTGCAGAATTTAGAAAGCGTGGACAAGTTCCATCTGCTGGTGAACTGGAAAATGCTTTTGCCAAAACATCTCAATTCCAACAGTTGCGTGATGACTATGCGGAAATGGCCACAAGGGTTCGTTTGCGCCCTGTAGAAACTGCTCCAGAAAGAGAAGCAGTTAGTGCAGGAGGTGTTGCAGGTTTACGTCCTCAAGAAGAGTTAAATAGAATTCCTTCAGGTACTCCTGCATCCGCTCAATCAACAGGAGCCGCAAAAGAATCTCGTCAATCATTACGAGAAAAATTTAGGACCAAGGAGTAATAATCATGCCATTTGATGCAGAAGGTTATAGAAAAGCGGCTCGTGCCCAAGGCATTCCTGATTCTGAAATTGAAAAAGATATTGCTGAAGAGCTAGGTACTGTTACACCGAAAGCAGATTTTGATTTCCCAAAAAAAGGGGAAGCAGAAGCTAAAGGTGCGGATAGTTGGATGGCTCCTGCCGCTATTGTTGGTTTAGGTTCTGCAGCTTTAGCTGCGCCAGGAATCTATAAATCTTTAAAAGAAAAAATTAAACCAACGCAACCAACTGTTCAAATTGATCCAGAATTGGAATCAATACCTAAAGAATGGCAAGGAATTTGGGCAAGAAGTCAACAAAATGCTGCTGCTAAAGCCGCTGATGCTGCCGCTAAAGTTAATCCTGTTCCTCAGAACTACACTCCTAGCGTTCCTGCTGTTCAGCCAAATGTGCCTGTAAATCCTGCTGGCGCATTTACTCAACCATCTAATTATGGTCAGACAACATTAAATGCTCCTAGTCAATTAGGACAGCCTAATGTTACTGCAGCACCAATTGTTCCTACTGCTGAAGTAGGTCCTGTAACTACTAATGCTGCTCCAGTTATTCCTACTGAAGAAAAAACATCTAAAACATCAAAAAAGAAATCTGAAGTTAAGACATTTAAATCTACTGCAGACATTCCAGAAGGATTTGTTTTCCGTCCTGATGTTGGTAACTTGGATCGCTCTATTTACAACATCCTTGGTCCTGAAGGCCGTCAGTATGCCAAAGATGTTTTGAATGAAGGAAAGATGTTTGGAGAATATAAAGGCGCTGATTACAACGATAAAGTAAAACAAATCATTGGTGCTTATGGTGAAAAGCTTAAAGAGATTACGCCTTCTATTGATTTGACAACTCGTGAAGGTCGGGTTGCTGTTGGCGCTCCTCATAATCCTAACTATGCTACCAAAGGTTTTGGTAAGGCTGCTAAAGTTGGTGGTGTTGCAGGTACTTTGTTTGCGGTTGCAGACTTAGCTAATGCTAAAACTGCTGAACAAAAAGCCAATGCGGGTGCTAATTTATTAGGCGCTATATTGCCGCCAGGTACAGACATACTTGAGGCTGGCGCACCTACACTTGGCGAAAAACAAAAGAAAGCTTTTGAAAATGCTCAAAAGTTAGGCAGTCCTTATCGTTCTGTTCCACCGAGGTAAAAATGTCTGAAGTATCACACGAGCAAATTTATCAACGTCTTATCGCTGTTGAGACAAAGGTAGATCGTATTGATGAAAACACCAGAGATTTGGTGAGTGCAATCAAGGCCATGCAAGGTGCTATCAAAGTGCTTGAATGGATTGCGTCTGCTGCCAAACCTATCCTGTGGGTTGCTGCCGGTATTACCGCTATTGGTATTGCTTGGCAGAACTTTAAATCTCATTTCTAGGAGACATCATGGCTACTAAACCTGGCTTGTATGCCAACATCCATGCAAAGCAAGAACGTATCAAAAATGGTTCTAAAGAGAAAATGAGAAAGCCTGGTACTAAGGGCGCACCTACTGCCAAAGCATTTAAACAGTCAGCCAAGACTGCCAAGAAGGGTTACTGATGAAGTCCCCCGCATGGCAACGATCTGAGGGCAAGAATCCCAAGGGTGGATTGAATGCCAAGGGTAGGGCTAGTGCCAAGGCTCAAGGTATGAACCTGAAAGCACCAGTTAAATCTGGAGACAATCCTAGACGAGCTAGTTTCTTGGCTCGCATGGGCAATATGGCAGGTCCTGAATATAAAGATGGAAAGCCAACTCGTTTGCTGTTGTCATTGAAAGCTTGGGGTGCATCTTCCAAGGCTGATGCAAAAGCAAAGGCTAAAAATATTTCTGCTAGAAATAAAAAATGAGAGATGCCGTTGTCGTAATGGCAGCGGTTTCTCTTTTGTTACTTGTCCTATGGGCAGTTTATGTAATGGCATGGCATTGGAATGTTATATAAACTGAGGACGAATCATGATTCTTGATCCAATGGACGCACTGAATGGCCTACAAAGCGCCATCAGTATGGTCAAAAAGGCTAGTAAAGTAGCCAACGATTTAGGCAGTCTTGCCCCCATGCTTGGCAAGATGTTTGACGCTAAGAGTCAAGCAACCAAGGCTCTGATCCAAGCCAAGAGTAAAAAAGGTTCCAACATGGGAGCCGCTCTTCAGATTGAGATGGCTCTTGAGCAAGCCCGAGCATTTGAGGAAGAGTTAAAGATGCTCTTCATGCAGACAGGCAAGATTGATGTTTGGAATAAGATTAAAGCCCGACAAGCAGAGATGGATCGGGATGATGCCAAAGAAATGGCTGCTTTAAAGGCTCAAGAGAAGAAGCAGAAAGAAGCTGAAGAAGAGCAGATGACTTACCTGATTGCAGGTTTGGCAGTTGTTCTTTTGTTGACCATGGTGGCATTTGGCTTGTCTGAGCTAAAGGATTTGTGTGCCCATGGAAAGTGTGGTCGATGAACGAGTACCAGAAGCAATTTAACCTGTTTTGCAGGGTTGTTTGCTATTTGTGTGCTGCTTGGTGGTTTCTTGGGTTTCTGCGGTTCTTACCCAACGATTTGTCTGACAAAATAGTAAAGTTATTGCTTGGAAAGGTTGGGTTATGAAGTACTTGTTGTTGGTCCTATTGTTGACAGGATGCAAGGATGTGTACAGGTATCCTTGCCAAAATCCTGATAACTTCTACAAACCTGAATGTCAAAAGCCCAAGTGTCTGTTTACGCAGATGTGTCCTGAGTACCTTGTAGCACCCATACTGGAGAAGAAAATTGAGCCAGAACCCAAAGCTGACCCCAAGTGATATTGAAGTAAGGGTATGGGGATTTGTGGTCATCATTGTGACCCTTATCCTGTGCTTCATTGTTGTTGCACTTTTGTACTCGGTAACCTTTGTTACTCAGCCTATCAAGTCGATGGCTCCGATTGACCAGGCATACACCAAGATGTTGAACGACATCGTGTTGTTGATTGTGGGCGGTATTGGTGGTGTGATGTCTAAGAGGGCAGTGGGTGCGGCTAGTAATGCCTTATCTACACAAACATATCCACCAAGTGGCAACGCAAGTCCATGCCCACAAGTATCAGTTTCTTCCGGTGCATCACCAGTAATTGCTGGTCAACCCTTTGGACAGATGCCTGTATGGGTAAATCCCGCTTTGGATGAGTCTTGGACACCTGGTCCACCGCCACAAACGCCTTCCGATCATATGCATCCCGAACGTGAGGATATTGCAATGGAGCGGGCACTCGCAAGGAATGAGACATGAGCTTACTAAATCCTTATGTAATCCTTGGCGCTATCGTTACTGCCATCAGTGTTTACTTCTTTGGCCATCATGCCGGTTGGGCAGACAGGGACGCTGAGATGCAGTCTGAGATTGCTTTAAAGAATGAGCAGTCTAGGGTTATAGAACAAAAGCTCAATCAGCAGATTAACGAAACATCAACCAAACTGCAAGAGGCCAACAATGCTGTCACTAAGAAACAAACTGACATTAATGCTCTTATTCGTGCTGGCAGGGTGCGCCTCCCCGCCTCCGGTTGTGTACAAACCACCGCAAGTGCCCCCACTCCCACCGGAGATAGCAAAGAAGCGGGAAGCGAATCTGACAGAGCAACTCTTGAAGCTATTGCAGCCATCGCAGCAGAAGGAGACAGGGCAATCAACCAACTCAACGCCTGTATCGATGCCTACAACCAAGTGAGGGAGCAGTTAAATGGTAACCGCTGAACAACTAGCCAAGCTTCACATTGGTCCTGAATGGGTGGATGCCTTGAATGAGACATTTCAAAGGTTTGGCATTAATACGCCACGACAGAGAGCCGCTTTTATTGGGCAGTGTGGCCATGAGTGTGGCAACTTTAAAGTCTTGGAAGAGAACCTGAACTATCGTGCGGCCACATTGATGAAGCTATGGCCAAAGAGATTTCCTACTCAAGAAATTGCAAATGAGTATGAGCGCAAGCCACAGCGTATTGCCAACAAAGTTTACTCGTCTCGTATGGGAAATAGAGATGAAGCTTCAGGAGATGGGTGGCGTTTTCGAGGCAGGGGGGCGATTCAGCTTACCGGCTCCGATGGGTATTTCCATGCAGGAAAAGCTTTGGGTGTTGATTTTTGGGCTAATCCAGACCTGGTGGCCACGCCCAAGTATGCTGCATTAACTGCGGGATGGTTCTGGTCTACGCACAAGTGCAATGAGTTGGCAGAAAGTGCTAATTGGGTTGGTCTGACCAAGAGAATTAATGGGGGCACGATTGGTTTGGATGACAGGATCAAGCATACCAACCATGCCCTTGAAGTGCTTAGTTCTTAACGAACACACCATCTTTATTTAGATGGCCCTTGCGGTCCTTGATCTCGTTATATGCTCCTTTGAAGCAGGTAACTAGGTCTAGGTCTGCAGTGGCACAACCCATCACAAGGGTCACCAAGATGTCGCCATATGCGTCTGCCATGGCCTCTCGGTCACCTTCCTCAATGGCCTCAAAAAGCTCGTATAGCTCTTCCTGAGTCTTTTGTGCTTGGGCATAAGGGGTAGAGTTCTGGACGATGCCACGAGCCTCTCCCCACTGCACAACCTTCATTTCAATATCTGCATAGCTCATGTGTTTAATTCCTTTAATTTAGATTCAATTTCTTCTTGAAAATACTCAAGTCCTACTTCTCTGGACAATAAATATTTGGATGCAATAAATTTAAATTCTTCCATTGGCAACCCAATCCATGTGCGCTGTGATAAAGCCGCCATGTGTCCTTCTCGATAACCAACGGCACGTTCACGCTCAATCCAATCCTGCTCTGGCTGTGCCACTTCATCAGACACACCTACCCAACTGCGATGTTTAGCGGCCTCGTATGCTTCTTCTGCGCGTTGTTCTATACCAACACCAGTCTGCACAAGTTTGATGCGTTCTAACTCGCCTTGTGCATTCTCCATAAACTGATGGTCAGATGTTGATTTGTACTCTAGCTGTGCCAACTTCTTGTCTAACTCATCGCACCTTTCACACATCTGTTGCCACAATGCTTTGTAGTCAATTTGCTTGCATACATCAGTGCAGTCGCACTCAAGACCGCAAGGCTGTGTCAAGGCTTCTCTTGCCCATGCTTGATACTCGTAGTCCATAGCGTTGACCGTTGCAATCTTGTTCAATGCTTCGTCTTTTGTCATGCTTGCCCCCTTGCTTTTATGTCGTTGACAATTTCAAAAGCCCAAACTGGTGATGCGTATTGATACGCTTCATCTTCAACAATCTTTATGCACGCTTCTCGTTCTTGAGCCATAGCCCAACGGATAGCATCTCGAACACTTGCGTGACCCTCAATGGCCATTTCAACAATTATTTCGTTTGTCATGCTTGTCCCCTTGCTCGGATGGCTTCTGCGTAATGAAGGCCAAGATACATTTCGTCATCGGCTTCTTCTTCACACA